GTTGGAACCTGGAAAATCTTTCGTCAGAGTGATCCAATCAATAGGACGTGGTGTACGAAAAGCCGACGACAAGGATTTCGTGCAGATCTATGACATTACTGCTTCAACAAAATATGCCAAACGTCATTTGACCGAACGTAAAAGATTTTACAAAGAGGCAAAATTCCCATATAATATAGAAAAGGTCAAATACATATAATGCAGATACTAACACTGGAAAATAAAATATTCCATCTTAACGAACTTCCGGATGAGATCGATGAAGATTTAAGATTCTCTGTATTAGATAACAGTGATAACTCGAATCCCGATCATTTCTTTATACCCTTAATATTCTTAGAATCATTTACAGGTCCCGCAGTGGTCCTAAAGATAGGCGACCACGAATTGACCATGCCCTTAGATTGGTGTACCATCGTGGGAGATCCACAAGGTCCCGAGATGGAGATACTACCTCTAACCAGCCTTAATGATCGCGGATTCAAGACCTTCTGTTTCAATCCTCTGGGAGATTTCCGTCCATCATTTATGGACATAGACATCATCGATGTCTACCAAGATGTCAAATGGTATTTCCCCAAGATGCGGCCCGGGCAGTTGTTATGCACTCCTCTCAATAACGATGAAAATCCGCCCTGTGCCTACTTTGTCAAAGAAGTTTCGAGACAAAGTGAGATAGTAGACTATACTAAATGTTGGTGATATGGGCTCATTGAAACCAGGTGCGACATACATACACGAACGGGTGGACAACGTGGTCTATGCCAGAGAGTTTGGTGCTGATCCCAGTACCAGACAGGTAGTGGGTTGGGACTATGATCCCAACGAACCTACATTCGATCCCAGAGAATCTCGGATCTTGGGCATGCCTGTCAAACAGGTTGGTGAACTAGTGGCCATGGCACGAGCCGCTGAATCTAATCCTACACTGAAAGAAGCACTGGAACGTGTTAAAATCATTTATCATTTGAGCAAAGATGCCGGAAATAAAGAATAGCAAAGAATTGGTACTCTTCGAATATACCGACGGTACCCACGGTTCATGGTGCAAGAGTGTAGACCGATGGGGCAACGCCTATGGCCACAATAATCGTGTAGCGTGGCGCGGTGGTCCTGGGTATCCTACTCCCATGGAGTATACAGAAATCCTAGCCATGGCAGATTATATCCCCATGGTAGGCAAACTATTAGAGCAACTGATGTTATTATATAACTTAAACAAAGACGATTATCATGGCGACCGCGAAACTTGACATAAAAAGAGAATTACGAGCAGTAGACGACAAGAACTATTACTTCTATGATAACCTCACAGAGGATGAAAAGAAAGCATTCAGCCCCTATATATTGATGCGTTATACCAGCAACGTGCAAGGTGACAGGGACACACAGGAATGGTTCGTAGAGACTACCAATGAAATGGTCAATAAACATCATTGGGATCTCAGCAAGAATCACAAAGGTTTATTATGGAAATTGTTTGCCGCTACAGGAGCAGGTGTTCCAGCGTATCATCCCTATCTAGCGGCTGGTAAAAAAGCCAAGGCCAATAAGATTGAAAAATTATTATGCGAGTTGCACCCGGCCATGAAGATGGATGAAATCAAATTGCTAGCCAGCATGATGGATAAAACAGACATAGAAGAATTATTTGACCAGATGGGCTTTGACAAAAAGCAAAGGAAAGAATATGAGTGATTTCAAACCAGGAGAGTTTGAAGATAATTGTTTTGATTACGAAACACTGTACCAAGCCGCACTGATGGTTACTCAAGTTCCGGGAATGACCTGTGAAATAGGTCTACGGGCAGGGGGAGGAACAAAGAGAATCCTAGATGCACTACAGACTTATCCTGCACCTCGTACCCATATAGCCATAGATCCGTATGGAGAAATACCGTACTTTTGGAAAGAAAACTTTGTTCCCCCAGAAAGTGACTACACCAATGACATGAAGGATCGAGTGATGATCAGTATAAGCCAATACTGCTTAGAAAATCCTAACATAAATTTTATATTATTTCCAATCGAAGATTATGAATTTTTCAAGAGGTACGCCGACGGAGTTCCTGTATATTTCAATCGTCGAAAAGAAATTATAAATCAATATTCTTTGGTACATTTCGATGGGCCCCATACTCTTGAAATTACCTTTAATGAAACATTATTTTTTGCATCAAGGGCATCAAAGGGTGCAGTCTTTGTCTATGACGATGTTGAAAATTATTATAATCACAGTATAATTAGATCATACCTATTACACGAAGGGTGGATTCCTTTGAGATCTACAGAATTTAAGTCGTCATATCAAAAACCTTTTTAATATGACATCTTTAGTAAATCAACCACACACCTGCACGCATTGTGGCAAGAGTTTTATGAAGGAAAAAACTCTAGTAGCCCACATGTGCGAACGTAAACGTCGAGCACTGCAAGAAAGTGAAAAACGAGTACAGGCAGGTTACATGGCCTTCAATCGTTTCTGGACCCTGGCACAGGGCAATAAAAAAACTAAAACCTATGAGGAATTCTGTGATACAGCATATTATAATGCTTTTGTTAAGTTTGGATCTTTTATTAATAATGTTAATCCTCTTTATCCTGATAAATTTATAGACTATGTGATCAAGAGTGGTGTCAAGCTAGATCATTGGTGCAGAGATGAACTGTATGAAGGTTATCTATATGAGATCATCAAGACAGAACCAGTAGAATCAGCAGTGCAGAGAAGCCTACAGACCATGATGGAATGGGCCGATGAGCAAAGTGCAGAATTTGCACATTACTTTCTCTATGCAAGTCTCAATCGTGCTGTACATGACATATTAAACGGCAAGGTCAGTCCGTGGATCATCCTAAACAGTGCGAGTGGCTATGCCATGGTCAATAACATGAATGACGAACAATTGAATTTAATTGCACCGGCATTTGACGTACAGTACTGGAGTCGCAGATTCAAAGAAGTGCCGGCAGATGTGGCCTTGGTCAAAGAAATATGTGGTGAGGTAGGGATACGATAATGCCAGATATAGATCTAGATTTTCCAGACCGTGATAAAATATTAGACATAATACCACATGTCACTGCCACGTTGGATGGAAAAAAGAAACACAACACAGGTGTATATTGTCATGAGATTCCGATCAATCCACTGACAGGATTAGCCAGCTTAGACTATAAAACCGCCGAAGCTCGAGGGTATTTCAAGATAGATTTCCTCAATGTGTCGGCCTATGAGGGTGTGCGTGATGAACGACATCTTGAACAGTTATTGGCCCAAGAACCTATTTGGGAACTACTAGAACAACGAGAATTCTGTGATATGATATTCCACGTCAATGGCTATCATGATCTGGTGGCTAGACTCAAACCTCGTAGCATCAACGAGTTGGCCATGTTTTTAGCCCTGCTGAGACCTGGCAAACGACATCTCATCTCAATATGCGAGGAAAAAGGATTCTCTGCGATCGCTGATGATATTTGGACCCTGACTGACGAGTATAGTTTTAAGAAAAGTCATAGTTTTGGATACGCTCATGCTATTGTTGTGCAGATGAATCGTATCTGCCAAGGCGTTAGTCAAGAACTCGTTTAGGTGTACGTATCAGCTGTATAGATTTGCGTTTGATGCGTTTTTCAGCTATTTCACCGAGATTAACACTGGGGCCAAAAACCAGCTCTACATCTTTGCTGTTGAAGGTTTTAATTAGCGGTTTGAAGATCTGCATTTCTCTTTTTAAGAATATATTGATAGGAATCTTGCGATTGCTTTCCCACCACCATGCTTCTCCGAGATCTAAAAATGCTTTCCGATCCTCATCTGTTTTAATCATGGCTATATCGTACACACTAACCACGTAGGTATCAAAATTGATGATGATACCAACGTACTCTATGTCGTTAGATTTGATACAGCTGATAAAAGGATAGTTATCTTGGAAGGATTTAGAATAGCTCATCAAAGTCAATAAATACTCGTATGCAAAGTTTACCAGTTTATTTATATCCAAATTCTCTTGACGTCATGCTAGATTTGGATCCGACTGTCCGAGGAGTCAACCAAGTCATGTATCAACGCGATCTAAAAATACAAAAAGGCATCAAGAACAAGGTTCGTATCCAGTTCAAGAACAGCGATCAAAAACCTGTACCTATTGCCAATGCCTCTACATTTGTCTTCAATATGTTTGACAGTGCTAGCCAAGAACTGGTATTACAAAAACCATTAACCATATTAGATGATTCCGTAGAATTGAATCAATCACAAGATCAAGGCGGTGCCAGCAACACACTATTATTCGGTGATGTCACTGGTATTTCTGTAGGGCAATCAGTCTCGGGATTTGGTATCGGTGCCAACTCCATCGTCAATACCATTGCTGCCAGTACTGTTACCAGTTCCACCTATATCGTGACGCTAAACCACAGCACCACAGTGGCAATAAACAGTGCTACCGCTCTTACATTCTCAACTCTGAATCTCCGAGGAGCTGGCGAGTTGACCATCAACGAAAGCGATACCATTGACCTAGACAGCGTACCTTACAAATACAGCGTGATCTATCAAGATCCCGCAGATGGCACATATCTACCTGCCTATACCAATACCTATTATGGTATGTCTGGTACACTCTACCTAACTGAAGAAGTATATCCTAAACTGAAACCCAGCCAAGAGATCACCAGCTTCTTGAAGAGCTACAACTCAGCTCCATCAGTCATGGCCTATGAGCACAAGAGCGGCAACGTCTATGCCTATCCAGAACTCAATGCCAATTCAGCCCTACATACCATGGCTCTCTATATGACTGCCTACAAAGGCACAGTCCAGATACAGGCGACGCTGTATAACTCACCACAGAGTTTTGGTAGATATGTAACTATATCTACCTTGACCTACGACGGTTTTACCGGTGTCGACTATGTCAACTTCAATGGCGTCTTTTCCTACGTGCGTGTAGTCTATGTTCCAGCGAAAGACATCACCAACAATAATGACAATCCTGCCTACTACGGGTCATTTGACAAAGTCCTATATAGAAGTTAAACTAGTAGCATGGATGAAATCTATGCGACATTGACAGCACTCTTACCAGGTAAACGAAAACAGACACCCAGTGGTTGGATATCGTTTAATGCTGTCTGCTGTCATCACAGAGGGGAGACACAGGATGATCGAGGCAGAGGCGGTGTGCTTCCCAATCCCAAAGGTGGATTCTCATATCATTGTTTCAACTGCAATTTCAAAGCAGGCTGGACTCCAGGCAATCTGCTCAGCAACAACACCAAACAGCTATTCCGTTGGTTGGGATTGAGTGAAACTGATGTCAGCAAACTAGGACTAGTAGCACTAAAACTGCGAGACAATACCGCTACTAATAAAAGAACGTTGAATTTTGAATTAGCTGAAAAAGAACTACCGGAAGGCGCATTGTCCATAAGCAAGTGGACCGAACAGTTGGATCAATTGGATTCAGCGGGCCAGGAACAGTTATTGCAGGTGATGACCTACGTCAATGATAGAGGATTTGATCCCCTGGAAGAATTATTCTACTGGACTCCCGCGTCTGGATATGCCGATCGAGTCATCGTCCCCTTCCTCAATGATGGGAAGATCGTGGGATCAACCGCTCGCAAGATACGAGATGGTAAACCAAAATATCTAACAGACAGCCAACCAGGATACGTGTTCAATCTAGATCATCAGACCTGGGACCGTCAGTATGTCATAGTGGTAGAAGGTCAGTTTGATGCATTGGCGATAGATGGTGTGGCCATAGGGCACAATGATCCAAATGAAGTACAATGTGCCCGCATCAACAGTCTAGACAAAGAAGTCATAGTGGTTCCTGATCGAGATCGTCCAGGGGCTAAATTGATACGTGCGGCCCTAGAACACGGCTGGTCAGTGAGCCTACCTCCCTGGGGTAGTGATGTCAAAGATGCGGCAGACGCTGTGAAACGATATGGCAGATTATATACCTTAGCCACGATCTTGCACTATAGAGAAACAAACGAGATAAAAATACAACTACTGAAGAAACGACTAGAGAGCCTAGATGACTAAACCAAATTACGATTATGAGATGCAGAGACTGTATCTGGAGATGTTTTTAAGTGACGCAGAGACTTTTGTTCGCTGCCAGAATATATTTGATCCGGAAAATTTCGATCAGAGACTGCAGGATACCGCAGAGTTTGTCAACAGATATATCGATGAATACAAGGTCATGCCCGAGGCCACTATCGTCAATGCGGCCTGTAGGATAGATCTAAATCCCGTGGCACTGCCTAGAGAAAACTATGACTGGCTCATGGACGAGTTTGAAAACTTCAGTCGACACAAGGGACTGGAACGTGCTATCCTCAGGTCGGCAGATCTGCTGGAAGATGGTGATTATGGACCGGTGGAAAAACTGATCAAGGATGCTATCCAGATAAGTCTAAACAAAGACATGGGCACTGACTACTTCGAAGATCCTCGAGCTAGATTGACCAAACTCAAAGATGGTAATGGACAGATATCAACAGGTTGGCCCAGTATCGACAGGAAACTCTATGGTGGATTCAACAGAGGAGAACTCAATATTTTCTGTGCAGGGTCTGGCGGTGGTAAGAGTTTATTCTTGGCCAATATGGGTGTCAACTGGGCCTTGGCAGGACTCAATGTCCTATATCTAACTTTCGAATTATCAGAAGGTCTAGTGGCCATGAGACTGGATAGTATGACTACAGGTATAGGTACCCGTGAGATTTTCAAGAACATAGATGACGTCGAGCTCAAGGTCAAGATGATGGGCAAACAGGCAGGAAATCTGCAGGTTAAGTATATGCCTTCAGGAAAAAACTGCAATGATATCCGAGCCTATTTGAAGGAATATCAGGTGAAAAAAGGCGTAAAACCCGACGTATTATTGATCGATTATTTGGATTTGATGATGCCTTTGTCGGTGAAGGTTTCGCCCAGCGATCTGTTTGTTAAGGACAAATATGTCAGTGAAGAGATCCGTAACCTGGCTATGGAAACACAGTGCGTGACTGTAACTGCCAGTCAGTTGAATCGTGCGGCGGTGGAGGAGATCGAGTTCGATCACAGTCACATCTCCGGCGGTCTATCCAAAATCATGACAGCAGACAATGTGATAGGTATCTTTACGTCGCGTGCTATGAAAGAGCGTGGTCGCTATCAGATCCAGTTCATGAAGACACGAAGCAGTTCAGGTGTTGGACAGAAAGTGGAATTGGATTTTAATCTAGACACACTGAGGATATCAGATCTAGGCGAGGAAGAAGAGGCCAGTTTCAATCAAAAACCGTCAGCACAGAGTTCTGTATATTCGGGACTGAAACGTACCAGTACCGTGTCAACAGATCCGGAAACTGGCGAGATAGATCCAACACAAGGGGCCGCGGTCAAACAGATAGTGAAGCCCGCACCCAAGACAGCGGCACCACTGATACGTGGTATGTTGACCAGTCTAAATCCAGAAAAAGACTAAAACCAACTGGCAGTCTGGAACTGCGCTGAACGATCGATGGCCAGCAACCATTGGTCTATTCCCTCTTCGGAAAATGCCGTTTCCATGGTAGCAGGCAGTATTTCCCACTTGACTGGTTCGTCATGATAATGCGGGTCCAACATGTGATTCATCCGTCCATTGTCCCAGACCCAATAGCCCGTGCAGGCTCGGAAATATTCAGGTCCCTCACCTCGACTCACCGCGGCCAGGACTGAAATATCATTAGTGACAGCTATGTCATCGGTTATATTGATACTGCTTAGACCCATCCAATCTGTAGAGTGGATCACATGTACCTTGCGTTCTTCCACATTACCACCGTACCATAGGGGAGCATCAGTGTCTAGATCGATACCGTTATTTTGGAAAACATCCGCTAGAGTGGGTCCTTTTACCTGACGATTGATCTGTAGTCCCACAGCTACATCATCTGCATGACGTAACAGCAGAATAACACTGCGCTGTAGGTCATCTTTAGGATTCGCTGGATTAGCTGCCAATAGGTAGCCATCATATTTTTTCTTTGCTGTCATGAAGATATTTACCAGGAATAAATACCCTATATGAAGAATAATGACTACGCAGAGCCCATAGGACAGCACACAGAACTGAATCCCCGGCTATGGGAAGGCGATCGGCTGAAAAGCTCGGTACGTGGAGCCTTGTTGCGCATCGCTGAGGATTTCCTGGATTTCGTAGACGTGCCCGTTGAGGTTATAGACATAGTGTTGGCAGGTGGAAATGCCAACGTAAACTACTCAGAACACTCAGATATTGATCTGCACATCATAGCTGATTATGACCAGGTCTCATGTGATCGTGAAGTGGCAGAACTGTTTGACACTAAAAGACTGCTGTATAAACGTGACTACGACATATCAGTGTTTGCTATTCCTGTTGAGCTCTACATAGAAGACTCGAGGACGCCTGCTGTGAGTGCCAGCTACTCGATATTAAAAGAAGCGTGGATCAAAAAACCATCTGACCATGTTCCAGAATATGACGAAGCAGAAGTACGACGCATGGTGGATGTATGGCATCATGTTATCCGTGGTGCCATACTGAGTGGAGAACTGTCTACTGCTCGCAGTACCATGAGCCTGTTGAGATCTTATCGTAAGAAAGGACTTAAAACCAGTGATGGGGAATTTTCAGTGGCCAATCTAGTCTACAAGAGTCTGCGCAATGATCACACTGTGGAAGGGCTGATGACCTTGATCAATCACCTGCACGATCAGGATTTGAGTCTGGGCCTATAATAGCAGTACTGGTCTCTTTGTCTAGGGTCATGACGCCTTCACAGCACATGTTCCAATCATCGTTTCCTTGACCATCGCCTGTGGTTTCATCCCAAACAGGCACATTCATCCGTACATGTTTGACTATAAACTCTCGGCCGTTCTCAAAAACCCGCCATACATGTTCGTGACTGCCTCGTCCGGGTTGGCCCTTGCTCTTGTTGAATCTGATGTGATATCGGTTCATACGACGGTAGCTGGTGGTTGAGCTGGCTGTGCCTGTTGGGGAGCCGCCATGACGCCTAGATTGAAATGGATGAATCTCAATGGTGTCTTGTTGGCATGACGTGTGAAACTGTGGGGCAACCAAGAATTGGCGAAGAACAACTGCCCGGGCTGTGGTTGGAAGTTGATCATGGTACTCGCATAGGTGGCGTTGTTCATGTTGGTCTCTGGCAGATTGATCTGTTTGCGAGCAGACCTAGCATCATGGATCACCACACGGCTGGAATCCTTGGGCACATCTAGGAAATAGAAGCCTACCAACTGGCTGCCGTAGCCATGTACGTGTTCTTCCTGACCACCCAATCTGTGCAGTTCCTGGCACCACATTTCTAGGAAATAGGTAGTGAGTCCCGCCATGTTGTGTCCCTGTTCTGTCAAGATGTTCCAACCAGTCTGCACGATGTAGTTGGCTAGATCTGAGATCTTGGGATCCATGAACAGGTTAGCAGTCTGGAGCAGAGGATAGATCTGATCGGGTTGGGGCTGTGTCTTTTTCAGCTCTTTGAGAAACTTAGTGCTGACTTCTCGGGCAGATGTGAGAAATTCTGGCTTGTCGATCATATAGACCGCACTGGGAAAATAGTGATAGCTGGCCAGGGTGTCTTTTGGTGGTAAATCAGTCTGTATAGCGTCTCCAACTATGGTGGGAGTGACCGTTTCGTATGTGTTCATAAGTAGTAGTTTATACTCTTACTTATGGACCTGTCAACTGAGAATAGCAGGAATTTGATTCTCTGCTCCTTATGGTGGGAAGGTAGATATCCAGCGCGAAGCGCCGAGCGCCCGGAAAAAACTTTTCTCGCCCAGATCAGCTGGCCCAACCTCTCGCAGAGAGATAATTACTAGTATAATATCAACACCTAGGAGTACTAAACATGTTCATAACCTTAGACAACGCTCACCCAGAGCACAAGGGCCAAAAGGTCACGATCAACACAGACAATATAGTAACCATGACCCAGCGTAATCGCTGGATGTTTGACGGAGCTGACGATCATGAAGGACACTCAGAGTCAGTGACCTTTCTGTTCATGCCCCCACATGGATCATGGGAAGTGGTACAGAGTATCGCAGAAATCAACCGCATGATACATATCCCCGGCTATGGTCGTGTGAAAAACATCATGTCAACCCTGGCCTATAGACCAGAGGCAGCGACTCCACCCGCCCCACCCACGGTGACCATAACTCCCGTGGACCCAGCAACAGGTGAGGCTCTAGGTGAACCTATAGAAACGCAGGGTATGATCACCGCTGAAGCAAATGAAGTCATCAGAGAATAACTGCCCACGTTGCCTAGCTGAGAACCCCAGAGCCCAGTATCAATGCTGGGCCTGTGGATATCATCTAACGGAGAGCTCACCATGGGTCTCAAGAATCCTGTGGGTGACCGTGGTCTCCACCACGGTGTTGTTGATCTATGTGATCTGGCGGTCTATATAGTAGACCCAAAAAAGACCCATATGAGAACCTTTTTGACCCCATAGACACTAAGTATATATGTAGTACCCAGAAGTAATCTTAGTGTGTAATCGAAAGGAGAACCCTAGATGAAAGAGCAGGCCATAGCATACTGTATCCGGGAACGCAAAGAGCTTCATTTGGAGAATCCTCCTAACTGAGCCCAAGACAATTTGGGCAGTAAATCTAAAAACTATCAAGCACCATACGTGGTGCTTTTGCTTTTTATATCGACACAATAAATATCCACACACATATATGAAGATAACCGACCTCCTCGAAACCCGAGACATACAGCCCCTTATGCTTTATGGCAATGGCTGGGTGGTCTTGCATCGCAAGCATGTATATGATCGCATGTGGCGTGGTCTAGACCTAAACATGATATGGAAATTGATGCAGGCAGTGACCCGGGTGCCAAATCTAGAGAGCGAAGTGGATATAGGTCAGAAATTCTGGATCAGCGATAGAAAGACTCGTGCCAGCATGGGATTCCGCCGTGTGAGTCCAGTCATGCGTGATCCCGACAATGTCTTTCCGCAGGCCCGGCAGCAGGATTTCAAAGGTTATCTAGAAGCAGGCACAGTGGTTAGAGCGATTCCCATACATGACAGCAACACCAAGACCTTTCTAGTAGATATCTAGAGACCGGTCTATACTAGGGCTAAAAAATTGCCGCGCAGTTAAAATGCGATCTCGAGATCTCGATCCCACCGGTTTTACTCTATGTCGAGGTTTTTAAGGTGGTGATTAGGGAGAATAGAGAGAAGAGTTTGGGGGGAGGGTTTGAGGGGAGGGTGGGGGGATATTTGGCATGCCCGCAAGCAAAATGTTAGTGCTTGCTTACATTATACCCGGCCACCCCCAGGTGACCTCAGGTGACCCCAGGGTAGCCATGCAGGCTCAGGAAGTATAGGACCAGGCCCACGGCCAGCATGAGCCCTATGAAGACCTCCACTCGATTCACAGCTCTATCTCGCCTTCTAGCTCTAGTTCTGCCACCACTTCGTTGAACTCTGATGTCAAGTCCCATATATGGTTAGCACGCTCAATGTCCTTATGCCGTGTGCGCAAGCGTGTGCCACGCTGTCCCATCTTGGCACTGTGTTCTAGACAGTATTGATCACCCGCCGCGTGGTCCAGCTCACAGCGGATCATAGTGGTTAATGGGTAGGGTTCTATGTAGTTGCACTGTCCTGCTCTGTAGGGCTTATAACTTTTAGTTATATCGTTCATTGGTTGTCGTCCTTTTCTATCGAGTTAAACAGCTCTATGGCGCGGGCCTTGTCACGTTCTGGCAGTCGATGGAAGCCCAGGGCGCCACGGAAGACACCCTCGTTGTAGGCCAGCCAAGAGCCCGCCCAGTATAGGATGATGATCAGCCAGGGGGTCAGGCTCTCCTGTGTTACTCCCATGCTCCAGCACAGAGCATACATTGAGGCACTTATGGCCATGCGCTGTGCTAGGTTTCCGGTGAGGAACTCCCATAGACTCACCATTAGATCCTCCTGAAGCAGGTAGTACGGGCCATGGCCTGATAGTTCAGTGGGAAGCTCTTCTTTAGGTCTGCTATCTTAAGTACCATACGCAGGCTCAGCTCACGGACTCGATCCTTGTTGTCTTTGATGAAGGTGACAATCTCGTCTTTGACCGGGTCTTCGAACTCATAGGCATCCAACATGCCGTCTCGGACGATCTGCTCGATACGGAGTATCTTCTCACGGGTAGTGTCCATCTCTAAGTCGATGTAGTGGCAGCGGCTTTCCAGTGCGTCCA